TCATGTCCAAAGCATCCTAGCTAATGATATCAGTCATACGAAACTTAAGAATTTTGATAGAAGCCCTGCTTGTTACCAAATTAGAAAAAAACTAAAGAATGAAGGAAATACAGAAATTAATCAGGAAGCAGTATGAGGAGGCTTGTTACAAGGAGTCTTTTATATACGAACTAAGAGAATGGATACATAAGGAGTTATCACCATTGAATTCTCAGCCCATTGATTTTGTCAGATGGGTTCCCATTGGGCAGGTCCAAGCGAATGACTATAATCCAAATTCAGTAGCTAAAAGCGAGATGCGTCTTTTGTATACTTCAATTCTCCATGATGGATATACTCAGCCCGTTGTAACTATATGGGATGAGAAGATTAAGAAATACATTATAGTAGATGGATTCCATCGTTACTTTACTTGCAAGACTAATAAAGATATCCTAGAGCGAAACAAAGGAATGTTACCAATCGTAGTTATTGATAAAGATATTAATGACCGAATGGCATCAACTGTAAGGCATAACAGAGCAAGAGGGAAGCATAGCATCAATGGAATGAGCAACATGGTTTTCCAAATGCTAGATAACGGATGGGCTGACGAAGATATCTGTAATGAGCTAGGAATGGAGGCAGACGAATTGTTACGCTTAAAGCATATTACGGGCTTTAGTAAGCTATTCGAAAACGCTGAATATAGAAGAGCATGGGAAACTCATAAACAAGTTCAAATAAAGAAAGAATATGAAAAACAAAATGAAAGTAACTGAAGTTGATTTATCATTAATCAAGCCGTATTGGAGGAATCCTAGAGATAACTCAAAAACGATTGACGCATTAAAAGAATCAATAAGGGATTATGGATTTAATGTTCCATTAGTCATAGACAAGAACAATGTAATTATTACGGGGCATTCTAGATACAAGGCATTGAGGCTACTTGGATATACTCATGCACCCTGCATCATTAAAGACCTTGATGAGGAGAAAGCAAAGAAATACAGAATCGCAGATAACAAGCTTTCAGAGATGGCATCGTGGGATAGCGATTTGTTGGAGCAGGAGCTAAGGAGCATGAGTGACCTTGAGGATATGGCAATTTATTTTCCTAGCATCAGTTTAGATGACTTCCTACAAGAGAGTGGAGGCAAAGAAATTACTCCCGTTGATAGCGTAGAAATTCACAAGCAAGACGAGAAACTATCAAGTCAATTTGAAGGAGATTCAGAAGAGGGCATTGTAGAAATTCCATGTCCACATTGCGGTGAACCTATATTCCTAGATAAGGCAGAGTTACAAGATAAACTTTTATAATGGAAAGGGAGAGTACCAAAAAGAAAAAACAAGCAATGTTGACTGCATTGGAGAATTCATTAGGTATCGTCTCTACGGCTTGTAGGAAAGCGAATGTTAGCAGAAGTCAACACTACGAATGGTTAAAAGCAGATGAGGATTATAAAACTGAGGTTGACGCAATTACAGAAACTAGCATCGATTTAGCAGAGGCATCGTTACTCAGCCAAATCCAAAACAGAAATACCTCAGCAACAATTTTTTACCTCAAGACTAAAGGCAAGAATCGAGGCTATATTGAAACGACAGAATTAGTTGGAGATGGCATCCAACCAATTACAGTAAAAGTCATTGAAGGAAATAAAGACTAATATCGTTTACAAGCACCTTTTGGAGTCATCTAAGAGAATAATAGTAGAGCAGGGAGGTACACGCTCAGGCAAAACTTATAATATCCTTATATGGCTTCTAGTAGGATACCTAGCTCAAAACACGGGAAAGATTGTAACCATATGCCGTAAGACATATCCTGCATTACGGGCGAGTGCCATGCGTGATTTCTTACAGATAGCTCAAGAGCTAGGAATGTATGACGAGAAAAAACACAATAAATCAAATTCAGAAATCCTGATTCATGGCAACCTAGTTGAGTTCATTGGAATGGACCAACCTCAAAAAATCAGGGGAAGGAAACGTAATATCTTATATGCGAATGAGGGGAACGAATTGTTTCTAGAGGATTGGAGGCAATTAAGTTTGCGTACAAGCGATAAGATGATAATCGATTACAATCCGTCTGAGGAGTTTCATTGGATATACGACCAAGTCATACCTAGAGATGATTGTGATTTTTTCAAAACTACATACTTAGATAACCCATTTCTAGAGGATACTCTAGTTGAGGAGATTGAGAGATTAAAAGAAGTCGACGATAACTATTGGCAAGTCTATGGTTTAGGAGAGAGGGGAAGGAGCAAGGCGTTAATTTTTAACCATGACCAAATTGATACGATTCCTAGCGATGCAAAATTCAAAGCGTATGGGTTAGACTTTGGATATTCCAACGACCCAACGGCTCTTGTATCAATATGGGAGAAGGACAGATATCTGTATATTGACGAATTGATATATAAGACGGGAATGACGAATCAGGATATCTCCAATGAACTCAAGAGTCTAGGGATTGACAAGCGTGATATTATATGGGCAGATTCATCTGAACCTAAAAGTATCGAGGAGATTCATCGTATGGGCTTTAATATACGACCCGTTACTAAGGGCAGGGATTCTATTGATGTTGGAATTGACATTATGCGTAGATTCAAATTAACTATTACTAGCAGGAGCGTAAATCTCATTAAGGAATTCCGTAACTATAAATATATAGAGGACAAGAATGGCAAGGTAACTAATAAGCCATTGGATGCTTTTAATCATGGAGTCGACGCATCTAGGTATGCAGCCATGATGACATTCTCTCGACCGAATGTAGGGAAATATTCTATACGATAAACAAAGGGGATTTCTCCCCTTTGTCATGTGTTAGAAAATCTCCAGGATTATTCTACTTTCGGTTTTCGATACACATGGTAGTTCATCAATTCACACATTTCCCATAGGAACTCTGTGTGAGCAATGTGCTGTTCGGGTGCCCACACATAATCTTCTGTGAGGCATAGCCACCATCCATCTTCTCCTTCGTAGCTGAGGGAGGAAACCCTAGGGTCATCTAGGATTTGTTTTTCTGTTCTAACTTTTTTGAATTTTTCCATAATGCTATACAAAGATAAGGATAATTTTTTACAATTCCAAATTTGGAATATAAATATATTATGCCTATCTTTGTTATATGGGAAACCGAATAATATATTCAAGGGCATGGCTGCAAGGAAGTAACGCAGCTTATACTCTAGCGACAGATGGAGCTAAATGCCATCTACTTATGAAAATCGTCAAGACGGGCGATTGGCAAATTATTTCAACCTATCCTAGTCTAACAGATATTCTAGGATTGACAAGTCTAACTATTGAGGATTACGAAATCGCCATCCCACAAAGCAGATGGGCAGACCTTTCTACTCAGCTCAGGAATAACGAGGATTGGGTATCAGATGGCAGGATTCAATCTATGACATTAGGGAGGGGTCAAATATGCGGATAGAAGGATTAAACAACATGGGTCAATGGGATAGGGTACGAGCTATTGCACTAGCAAAAGTTATCATCGATGCTCAGATTGATTTAGACGATAGCTCCGTCATAGCCTTTAACTCATATAGCGGATATGTTTACTTTTATTCAGAGCTTTACTCATGGCAACTATGCATTGGGTTGGGATGGGATGAGAAACGAGAATCTATCGAAATTCTGATTACCAATCCTGAGGATGGTGAGGAACATTTTCAGGATTTAGGAAATATGAATCTGTTTGAATTAGACGATTACGCAATGGGAATTTACGAATCATGGGAAGAGGGGGAGTAACCCCCCCTTTTTTTATTTTAAATTTGGAATTATCAATACTTTTTATTATCTTTATACCGATGAAAGAATTTATGGAAAACTCATTTTTAACTAGAATGGACCTTACGAGGCTCCAAGACATTATCAAGAACGCACACCAAGTGTACGAAGCAAGAATTTTGCATCTAGACGATGACAAAATGGGAAACGAATTAACTAGGATTTACCGCGACGAGCAGATGCGAATGATGGAATTTATTAAGGATATCGAGCAGCAGACTTTTAAGGCTCGTCGGGAAGCAGAAGAATCCAATAACAGAGAGGAGGTCAAATAATGGATAATCACTTTGAACGTTCAGAACATATTCAAATGGAAATCTCCATTGACCATACATACTATACTATTGGGCTTGATTGCTACTTTGACGTTATCGATGATGGATATGGAGAGGGAGAAGTTCACGGATACAAATACAACCATAAACATTATGTTATCCGATTGAATAGCTATGATATTGATTACGAAACCTTGAATAGAGAGGAATACAAATTAGTCCAACCATACATACCCAAGCATCCATCTTTCCATACTATGGTCGAGAACGAATTGAATCGGCAACTAGACCCGATGGATTATCTAAATTAATATTTTCTACTAATGCAGAGAGGGGAGCAATGCTCCCTTTTGTAATTCAAACATAAAGGTTAAAACACGTTATATTATAGAATGAAGAATATCAAAACGCTAGAAGATGTAAGACTTCATCAATGGGTAGAACTTATGGAGTTCCTAGAAACCAAGCCCGACAAAGAGAAGATTGGCTTTGCCGCAATCTCTATTTTGTACGAGATTAGCACTAGGGAGGCACGTAAGCTACCATCGGATACCATAGAGGGGTATCTATCAGATATCGAGAAGATAATGTCAGAGAAGCCAAATCTCGTGCAACGCTTTACTATGGAAAGACAAGAGTACGGCTTCATTCCTAACTTGGATAAGATAACCGCAGGAGAATGGGTAGACATTGAGAATAATCAAAACGATAAAAAGAATATGTGGAAGATAATGAGCGTACTATACCGCCCATTGATAGAGGAGGCACCATATGGTCATTACGAGATAGCCGAATATGACGGGGAGTTTCGAGAGGAATTTAAGCAGATGCCAATGAACATTGTATTAGGTGCACATCTTTTTTTTTGCGATTTAGGGATAGACTTATTGAGTTATACCCTGAATTGTTTGGCACCCGAGAAGAGCGAGAAGCAGAAGCGGACAAAAGCGTTGGATGGGGATTTGAAACAAGCCTTCAAGCGTTTAATAAAAAGTGGGGGTGGACAGGTTGGATACTCGGATTATGTAATAACGATGTTACAAGACTTGAAGCAATTTCGAAACTCCCTTTACATCAAACTCTAATCTTCTCTAGCTATCGAAATGAACACAACGAATTACAACAAAAATCCTTAAAGAAAAAACATGGACATAAATAAAAACCATATAGGGACTGCCAATTACTTTTGGAGGCAAGTAGCATCTAGAATGAAAGCTCAGTATAGCCACGGCTCATTAACTGAAAAAGATTTCAAAGCGATTGCAGTTTACCCTTTGTTACATACTACCATTAACTCAATTCAGGTAGCAGAGCAAACGGCAACGATGCAATTTACTATTATGATAGCTGACCAAAACATTAATTACTCAAATGATTTTCAGGGATTAGACCAAGCATCAGTTTTCGAAGAATACGGATATACAGAAAATGCCAATTACGCATTTGTGTTGCAGGAGATGTACATTCGATTAACGAAGGAGATGGAATATCAAGAGCAACAGATGTTTAACTCTCTCCAAATTCAGAAGCCGTATACATTGACTCCATTAGTAGAAGATTTGGATGCAGTCCTGACGGGCTTTACTGCTGATGTTTCATTGGATATTATTAACCCAATCGTTACTGATGGCTGGTGTTAAAATGCCCAATACCGAAGCTCAAATCGAGAGGATGGCAATAGCCGTACAAGAGGGTGTTAGGTCAGCAATTCGCAGACCAACAAAAAAAGTTGGTGTAAAACTCAAATGGAAAAAAGTAGGCGATGGTTGGGAATTTAAGAAAGCAGGAAAGAAAACATATAGGTCAAGAATCAAAGCAACGGGAAATCTAGAGCAGAATACAAAGGCAGTCAAAATTGATACTTTTAGTTGGCAGTTGCAGATGCCCTATTATACATATTGGTTAATCAACGGCAGAAAAAAAGGGAAGGGAGTTCCTCCACAGATATTACAAAAATGGCTCAAGGTTAAGAGGATAAAACCAAGAAACGAGAAAGGAAGATTTGTAAAGATGAGCAGGGAAGCACTAGGG